CGCCCTCGCCGCCGCCTCCGCCGCCCTCGCCGCCCTCGCCGCCGCCTCCGCCGCCCTCGCCGCCCTCGCCGCCGCCCTGGCCGCCTCCGCCGCCTTTCGGTTTGTTCCCGTTGGCTTCTGTGCCCAGTGCTCGGCCGCTTCGATTGCGGCGAGCGGCCGTAATTCACCTGGCGGCACAAACCGGAGCGCCAGCCGGGCGCACCGAGATGCCGCCAAAACAATTTGTTGCGGTGTGTTGGCTGGTGTTTGTGACGCCCACCATAACAGCCAGTCCGCGCGTTCGCACTGCTCCCATGCTTCTAGAGCCGTGCGATTGCCTGCCCACTTGACAGCTTCAGGCCAGGCGCGGATTTGGGTTAGATGTTGCTCGAGGGTCATGTGGCCTCCTGGAAGCCCATGCAGGGGCAAAAGCGAGTGGCGATGTCCGCGTACCCGCGGCGCTCCATGACTGCGAGGCAGCCAGCACCTCTCCCGCTATGGACCCCGCGCGAATGCCCGCAGGTGCAAAGATCGTCGATGCCGTAGTCCCGCACCGAGCCATCAGGCATCCGGCATTTCAGCTTATAGGACCCGCAGTCGAGGCAGCATTCAATACCGCCATGTACGCGGGCGCCGACACGGGCGCTCTGACACTCCGCGCAGAAGAACTCGGGGCGGGCTGCTGGTGTGCCGCTCATGCGCGCGCTCTGCGCTCCGAGCAGTCCAGGCAGTACCCGTCGTTGCCATGCGGCCCGAGCGCGCCGCAGTCCTCGCAAAAGGTCCCGATTTCAATGGTCGCGCCGGCCGACAACCGCCGCCAGACGGAGCCAACGAAACCCTCGTCGTCATCGGTGGCCTCTACCCGGTAACCAGCCACCAGCGCCGGCGCTGCCCCATCCGCGTACTGCCGCAGAAGAATGTTCACGTCCTCGATTGCGCCGGGCGCCTTGAGGTACTTGTTGTCGATCAGAACCACCATGTTCTTGCCCTCCAAAACACTCATCGGCGCGTCTGCGGGATACTTTAGCCTGTTCCATGGAAAAGTTTAACATGCTTGTACCAATTGTGTCAAGTGGTCCGCTGGCGATCGCAGCGTTGGTGAACTACTTGGCGGTCGCTTCGATGGCGGCCAGCAGCGCCTGGCGCTCCAGGTCCGGCATCCTCTCCAGCCGGCGCGCCCACCGCTTCTGCATCCGCCTGATCCGTTCTCGCTCGCGGAAGTTCCCGCCAAGGAATCGGTAGTCGTGGAGCTCGGCCGGTGGCTCGAAGTTGTACCAAAGGTGCTCGGTGGCTGGTTTGCCGCCCCGCGTCATGGCCTGAAACGTCGCGTGGCCCCAGCCTTCAAGCTTGCGGCGGTACAGCTCGCAGTCGTAGCCCGAAAGGATCACTGCGCACCTGAGCGGCGTAAGCAGGTCCAGGAGTCTCGCGTGCTGCTCATCGTCGAATTCGTAGTTGTAAAGCCGCCCCTGGCTGCTGCGTGTGCTCCTCACATAAGGCGGATCGCAGTACACGAGTTCTCCACCTGCCCAGGGAAACTGGGCAAGGAATGTCAGAGCATCCCCCCGGTACAGCCGGATACTGCTGTCCTCGGGCCGTACCAGCGCGCCTGGCGATCGCCGCCCCCGCCGTGCTTGGCGGTGAAGGATCCTTAGAACAGCCGGACGTATTGGATATAGCCTTCCGACGCTTGGATTGTCCCGGCGGCCGGAAGGGCGCTCAGGTTGCCAGCGATCTTGATGACCTCGCCGGCGGTGTTCTGGGTGTAAACGAAACTCCAGGTGATTGTCTCGAAGGTCTGGGTTAGGGTCGTGCCGACCCCCAGGTCGATGAGCACTCCATTCTCGATGTTGATGCCGGTGTTGCTGTTTCGGAGCACTACGAACAGCGTCTCGTTGGCTGTGGTGGCGCCGACTTTGTTGATCGTGAGCCGGCCCTCGATGCGGTAGACGCCGGTGGTCGGCAGCGTGATCTGAACGTTTGACCCGCCGATGGTTGGAAATGCCAGCGCGGCCGTGAAGGTATAAGCGGCGCCGGTGTTGGCGGAATGCTCACCGCGGTTGTGCAGGCGCCGCGTACCGCCGGCGCCCTCGCTCGCCAGCGCGGAGCGGTAGAGCCACTCGCCGCCCGTGGACCAGAAGTTAAACGCATTCGCTGGATCCGCCCCCGGGCCGGTTCCATCGGTGAACTTCCAGTAGCCGCCACCCACCAAGCGTGCGTACTCCGTCACATCGGCTGCGGCACTGGAGGCTTTGACGCCGAATACCATGTCACCCAGGCCGTTGTTCACACCCGAAGTAGTGACCGTTCCGATCATGCCCTGCACCAGGTCAGAGGCAAAATGGTGGAAGGCCACGCCGGCGAAGTCGCCCACGGTTCCGTCGATATTGCTAATCCGGGCGACAGCCGTGCGGGCCAGGGCCATGCCGGCGCCGGCGTCCGACTTCTGAATCGAGAGGATGCGCGGCGGCGCCGTGGCGAAGCCGATCGACATTCCGCCGACCGGAACGTACGCGTTGAGCCCCTCGGTCTGGAAAACCGTTGAGAACGCTCCGGCGTTCATGCCGATCAGACTGAAGGTGCTCGTCTCGGCGCCGTTCGTGTTCACCAGCCATTGCACCTGCCACGTGGCGGCGTTGCGGATCACGCCGGTGCTCGACTTCAGCCGGAAGCGCTGGCCCACCCCGGTAAAGGCCGACACGTTCGCGTTGTAGAGGCCGAAGGGGAAGCTCACCAGGTTGTTATTCTCCTGAACGGTCAGAACCTCATTCGCAGTAGGCCCGCCAACGATCATCTGCTTCGCCGCATCGTCCCAGGAGAGAAACGCCACGTCGCCGACAGCGTTCGTGCCGTTTCCGAAACAGATCGCGTTCAGCGCGGTGCACGTTGCCGCCACGCCCCCGCCGATGAGCGTCCACGACATCGCCCCAGCGGCGCCAGAGGTCAGCGCGTAGCCGGCGCCCGCCGGGTAAGCGTTCGGCCAGGTGTACGGGTTGTCGGCCGCCATCGCGTCCGAAGCCTGGATGCTGAAGAAGTTCTCACCGCTCGCGGACAGCTCGTAGAAGTTCGCCCGGCCAGTCCCACCAGCGGCCGCGGAGAAAGGGGTGTGGCGGACATGTGAACCGACGAGGACCTGGGCGTGCATCATATTGCCCAAAAATAGGCATAAGAATGCCGAAAGAATGGCAATCTTTCTCATGGCGCGATGTCCCCCACACTGAAAAGCAGCACCAGCCCGAAGCTGAGCCGCCGAAACCGAACCACGTTCATGCGCAGCGCGACTCGCCCCACGGTCAATGGCCCAGCTCCTTTGAACGCAGCGACCCAGGTAATGATCCAGCCGTCCACGGCGTTTTGGGTGATTTGGTATTCCACTTCTTGCCCCAACGCCACCAGCGCGCCGGGATCGGCAATGAGCGTATCGGCAACCGCCGTCGATGCGATCTGCACGACCACCAGCGGCGGGGTCGTCGCCTCGATCATGGTCCAGATAAGTTTTTCCAGATCGTCCAAGCGAGCGCCCACCGCCGGCAGGGCGTCGCCGGCGGCGATCAGGCTTTCCAGATCATCAAGGCGGGAGCCGGCCGTGGATCCACTATCGCCAGCGCTGATGAGCCTTCGCAGCTCCTCCGTTATCGAAAGCAGGTTCGTGGAGTCGGCAGCAAGGGAGGCCAATACCAGGGCGTCCTCACCGTCCTGCGCGGCCGCGTACATGTGCAGCAGCCATCGCCAGAAGACGAGCCAGTCCGCGAGGGTTTCAGGCGGCCCGGCCTGCGGCTGGAATTTTGGCGGACGCGGTAGCTGGGCCATCTCACGAACCGCACACGATAAAGTCGAGCCACGCACCAACCACGCCCCAGAACACGGGGTCGCTCGCCCGGAGCCAGAACACCCGGTCTCTGCCGTACCTCACGCGGTCGTAATGGACGCGGGTCAAGTACTGGCCGATTTTGCCGACGGGGATTTCCTGTTCGGGCCCAAAGGTGCTGCCGGCGTCGTTTGACCAGCGCAGCATGATGGTGGGGTTTGTACCTTGCCCCACGCCATCGAGCCCCACTCCGCGCGCAACCTCGAATTCGATGCGGTTGTAGACGATGCGCTTAAACGCGCTCCATAGGTGCGGAGCGATCCGGTCGCGCACAATGGGCTGCTGTGACTGGGCACCGGCCGCGTCGGTTCCAGAGTCGGTGTACTGCGTTCCGCTGTACTGGTACACCGCCCCAGGGTTGCCGTCCGCTCCGCCCGAGCCCACCAGGTGCTTGCCGAAGGCGTAGCAGTGAAACAGTTCGGAACGCGCGATCTGAAAATTCAGCGCGTTCGTGAAGCTCCGCTCCGTCCAGATCGGTTTTTCAATCAGGCTTGAAACCGTCGCGTCGTAGAGCCACGTGGCGCCCAGGGGCGGCCCGCCTCCCGGCACCGGGTTCGCGCTCGGAAAAGTGATCTGGTAGAACAAATGCCCCAGCCAGATGAAGGCGAAGGCCACGGCGTCATCCACGCGCGGGTAGCTCTGCCAGAAACGCTCTACTGCGAAGGTCGAGATCCGCTCGGGCCTGAAGCTCACATCCCGCCAGCAGGCGCGCTGGCCCCTGGCGTCCTCGCCGATCCAAACCAGCGATTCTCCCAGGTCTGCGAGCGACAACGCGGCCGCAATGCCGGTCTCGATGAATATCTCATTGTAGTTCTCGAACGGGAATAGGCCGGCGCCGCGCGCCCCTACATCATGGTGGACCTGAATCCTTCGCGTCCCGAACAGGCGCAAGTACTCCCGCGAAGAAATCAGCGCCCGCAGCAGATCGCCTTGCCCGGCCTGAATGCTCACGTTCGCCACGCTCCACTTCGTTGCATCTCCCAAGGGCGTGGCGTCCGTGCCGGAAATCTGGTACTGATTCGAGTTCGGCGTCAGCACGATGATGTAGCCGTCCTGAAAGGTCGCCATCGACGCGCCGAGAAATCCTGGAAAGCCTCCGGTTACGGTGTTCGGTCCCACCTGGATTACGTAGCCCTCACCACCAGACGCAACAAATATCTGGCCGGTCCCGTTCCCCACCATCGAGACCGGGAGTCCATCGTTGACCACGAAAGCCTGCGTCACCCCGTCGGGCTGCATCAGCTTGGTGTACACGCCGTTTTTGTCGATGGTGAATGGCGTGTCCCCATTCACCCCGTACACGTGGCCGCGATACTCGATCAGTCCGCGATTCGGCTTGTTGAAGCCGGCCGGCACCGGAAGCGTGCCGAAAGGCGCGTTGCCGGGCAAAGGCATCAGATCGAATTTCCATTTTTGCTCGGTGGGCGATTCGTTGGCCTCCATGAACCAGTTCACGGTGCGCTCGACGGCCGCAAACTTGTTTTGAAGCTGGTAGGAAGGTCCTACGAATCCATCGAACGGCCATGATCGAGTATCCTCCATTTACGTGGTACAGCCCGCGCTGGAACAGAAACACTTGTTCTTTTTGCAATAGAGCTGACAACGGCGGTGCATCGCCTCGACGCCGATAAGCAGCGCGTCGTCGTCACGTTCTTTGCGGTCGCAGCTTTTCGTGCGTACGCACTCGCATTTGTGAGTATTCTCGTGGTAATTGTTGCAGCTTTCCGGCTGGTTCTGGTGCGGGTCTTCTTCCTGGATGGCGAGCAGCAGGCCGAAGGACAGCAGCACAACAAAAATCGACAGCCACATTCTGAAGTTCATTGCGCTTTTACCAGTGGGTCGCGGTACAACTTAGTCCGCCATTGGCGGCCGCGGCGGTCAGGGCTATGATGTTGCCGGTAATTTGGGTGGTGGTCCTGGTGGCGATGTTCAGAACCGGAACACCTGAACCAATCACGAAGATCGAGCAGACCGGCGTGTAGTTGGTGTCGGCAAACGGCGTGTTCCAGGTGATCGTCCAGGCACAGGTCGCTCCCACCGCTGCGGCTGTCGAGCATTGGCTCGCGGCTGGCGTCACGATGTGCTGGTAGCCGGCGCCGTCTTTGAAAATTCCCTTCGGAATTTCCAAGAAGTTCGCTGGGGTGACCCTCAGTACATCAACTCCCGATTCCTGCAAACGGGTTGCCGTCGCATCTCGAAAGAATCCGGCCACGATAGGAACTCCGCCGTTCTTCCAGAACAAGCCCGATGAGCCGGCGGCGACTGCCGACCACACCAGCGCATTGTTGCCCGGAATCGTCAAGCTTGTGTCGAGGAACGCGCTTCCACCGATCCGAGTTGTGCTTGACGGTATCAGCGCGCCGAGTATGCTGGTGGGCCCGCCGGACAGGTCGCTATAGCCATCGGCAAAGGAACCGCCCGCGATGGTCGTGGAGGCTCCACCGTTGCTGCCACCTCCCACCGCCCCGAGTCGCAAACCCACCGTGTTCGCTTCGCTTCGAGCTTGAAATAACGTGTTGGAAAAATCGTCGATCTCGTACCCGGTGGCGAAGTTTTCAATGTCCAGCCCATGGCCGATCGCGTTTTGACCACCCCACTGAAGGAAAAACCCGATCGTCCCGGCGACTACCCCGATGTCGTGGACGATGGCCCCGCCGTTGAAGCTTGACGCGGAGTAGTTCCAGCCCAAGACGCCGGTCATGTACACGCCATACTTGAAGCTCCCCTTCACGGTGTTCTGCACCCAGTTGAAGTAAGCGCCGAACAGCGAGCCCAATACACCACCGTCCAGTTGCAATCCCACCTGCAAGCTGGTCGCCGCGTTGAAGTTGGAGGAAATGCGCGAATCTCGCATCGAGCAGTAGAGACAGTTCGATATTTCGAGGCCGATGGCGCTGATGCCGGCGCCGCCGACATCTATGTTGAGCCGCTGGACCGAATGCGCGTAAGTGAACCCGGCAGCGGTCCCGATCCGCACCGCGGCTCCCGTCCCGGTGTAGCTCAGCGTCGTGGCCTGATTGCCGGCGCCCTCCAGCACGATTCCGGGCGAAGTGCTGCTCGTCACTGGCAAAGTGATGCCCGTGGCGCCCAAGCCGCAAGTACCTGGCGGGAAGTGGATGGTGCCGCCCGGCACAGCTACGACGGCGTTGATTACCGCCTGAATCTTCGCGGCTTCGTTGGTCCCATCGCAGACGATTCCGAAATCCTTCAACTGGTGCTGATCGGAAAGACGCGAAGTGACGGTCCTCGAGGCACCGCCGGCCCCGGCGAGCGGATTCACATAAGTGATGAGTGTCGCCGTCCCCGCCGTCTTTACAAAGTTGGTGAAATAGAGAGTGGTGTCGGCCACATTGTCAGCGCTCCAAACCACGGCGCCCGAGCCTGGGCAAAGCCCGTTACCTCCCGTGTAGAGGATGAATTTGTATAGCGGCGCGCCCACCCAGATTTGTGCGCGGCCGTTGGAGTCGAGCACGATTGGATTCGTGTTCGGAGTGCCGGCCGTCGAATCGGTGTAGGTGGCCAGCGGATTCGTCGTGCCGGCCGCGAAGCTGCACAGGAAAGATCCGGCCAGCGGTACTCCGGCAGAGTTGACGTACTGCACGACCGGCGTGGGCATCGGCACGGCGTTAGGAAGCGTCTGCGCCGAGAGCAAACCGGCCGCTGCTGCAACGATGCTGGGAACCAAGCAACGGGCGCCAAACCGTTCCATCCAAAGAATCCAGCCGAACACAGCGCCATATCGGTACAGGTAGTAGATTGCCGCGAGGTATCGATAAATCCTTGTCATTTTACAAACGTCCTCCTAAAAACTTCCTGCGGATCTGGCGCCGGCAAAGTCGCTTCGTTCGCCGCGTAGCGAGCTTCGGTAGTGTACTCGTTCACTGCCGCTGCCAGCGTCTTGACGGCGCCTTGCTCCAACGGCGCCGATTTTGGGACTAGCGGTTCCGAGATCGAGCGCTTGCTCTGGAGGTTCTCGTACATCTCCAAGAGCTGATCCTGGCTCAGTTGAGTCATCGACTTCACGCCGAAATCTTGCGCCGCCTTCTGGCCCAACATCGCATGGTCAAGCCCCATCTCGGAGCCCAGCCCATGCAGCGCGCGATTCAAATGCGCGCGGCCTACCACCCTGTATCCCGCCTCTCGAAAGTGCGCGGTGGCTTCTTCTTCGGTCAACCCCAGCGCGGCAGCCTGCTTCACCATGGCGTCCTCAGTCACGTAGGCCGGCGCCATTGGCTCGCCCGGCGCGCTTCTCACCGCGGAGCGTTTGTGCGCCAGCAGCACGCGGGCCTGGTCGATGGTTTCCTGGCTGGGAGTCGTGTACTGCACGCCGGTTTCCGGGTCTTTCCCGAGAACCCGCTCCCAATGCTCCGGGCTGAGCGATTCGGGCTTCAGGTGCTCAGCCTGATCGAGCGTGATTCCGTGCTCCTCCAGCCGATCCGCGAGTGCTGCCGCGCGCTTCCCCTGGTGGGCGGCTTGAAACGCCTCTGCCGGCGGATGGGCCCTCTCGGCGAATGGAAGAACGGCTGCGGGCGCCTCTGGGGCCTTAGTTCCACGTGGAACAGTGGTTTCCACCGGGAGCGGCTCTGCCGGCGCTACTGGCGTTGCCCCTGGCCCGGCAGCAGGGGCTATAGGGCTTGGGGCCGGCCGCAGCGGCACTCCGGGGGCGGCGATGGCGGCAGCCGGGACAACCTCGGCAGCTTCAGCGGGGCGAGCAGCTTTCCGGGCCGCCTCCAGCCGTAGCAGTCTGGCCTCCTCGGAGCCCGCTGCGGCGCCCGGTGGGGGCGGTTCTGCCGCTGGCGGCCTACCCTCCGGTTGATTGAGGCGGCTGGCAAACGACCTAACCGTGGCCTGACCACCCTCATCCATCGCCGCATAGCTCTTTTCTCCGAAACCCTGCGCGATCTCGTCGTAAATGGCGGGGACGGCCGCCACCGCCGCGGCTGGCGTGGCGGGCTCCTCAAAGCCTTCCATCGTTGACCGGATGGGCCCTTTGCGCCGCACCTTGAGCAGTTCCTCCCATCCAGCCCGGCCGCCTTTCTCGAGGCCGGCGGCGATCTGCCGCAGTCCGGGCGCCGCCCCGATAACACGTCCCAGCCCTCCCACTTCTGCACTCTCGAGCATTTCGCCCGCGAGAGCTCCGCCAGCCGCCTTCAGGGATCCTATCGCCACGTCCGGCGCTGCCGCCTTCGCTCCTGCAGCCACGACTTTTCCGGCGGTGCGGACCGCGCCCGGCAGCCCGGCGGCGCCACGCACAGCGGCGCCCGGCAGCTTGGCCCCTTCGATAATTTGCGTCGCCAGTGCTGCCGTGTCTACCACCGCGCCCCGATAGTCCCGATTGGCGGCTTTGTCGGCCGCCTGGTCGAGCGCCGCTCCCACGCCTGGGATGGCGTTCAAAAAGTAGGCCAGCCCGTGCCGCACCATCGTCGGATAGTCCCCGGCTTTGTGGTCCTCGTTGATTTTGTCGAGGAGTACTTGGTTCTGCTGAAGTGCAGCCTTTCCGGTTTCGATGGGATGCAGCAGCGCTTCCCCGGTTCCCCGGATCAACGAGATCGGATTGACCTGCCGCCAGTAATCGGAGAGATCACCAAGGACGGTGTGCTGAGGTGGTCCGACTGGTTTCAGTTCCGAGAGATTGACGCTCTCGCCACCCACGTGGGGAATTGGCTGAATCTCTGAGAGACTGACGATCTCGGCCATGACATGGTTATTCTAGTACAGCTTGCCCAGTCGCGGTATTGATACTTTTGATCTTCCGTTGCTGGCCGCGGTACATCACCATATCGCCCACCTTATGAACGGTTGGAGCGACCGGGGCGGCGCGAATGTTCGGAGCGTCAATCGTCGGCTGGAAGGCCGCGCCGGTTCTGGTGTTCAGCGCCTTCAGCCCGCTCGTGCACTTGGAGTAGGCGCCCTGGCCGAGTGCCCGATGCAACTCCCGCATATCGTTCAATACGTCGGTGAGGATCGGCTTGCCTTCGGTCCAGCCTTGCAGTTTGCCGGCGATCTTGTCGTACAAGCTGCCGGCAGTGCCGTACTGGTGAATCTCGGCCTGGTTGATGCGCTTGATGGAGTTCACGGCGTTGATCGCGCCGACGCCCATTAGCGGCACATTCGCCCCGGCCGCCTTGTTGCCGGCCTCAGCCATGTCGAGCACGGCGCCGATGTCCTCCGCTGCGGTCTTCGCCCCGATGTAGTCCTGGTCCAGTTTTATCGCGTCGGCCTGCACCTTCGCCACGGCCGCCGGCGCCACTCCCGCCACGGCCGGGTTGTCGCCTACGCGCAACGCTTTCGCCGTGGCGATAGCCGTCGCCTGATGTACCGGCGCCGTGGCCTCCGCTTCCGCTCGGGCCGTGGCTGCTTTCCCGGCCCGTACCTCGGGGCTAGTTGCCATGCGAATCTGCGCCGCATGGCCAGCAGCGGCGGCTACGACGTGGGCGGCCGCCTGGGGATCGCCGGCAGCCATCGCCGCTTGCCACGCCGACTTGTAGGCCGTGTTCACGGTGGCGTCCAATCTCGGTGGAATCGCCTGATCGATCGCGGCGGCGCCGCTCTGCGGGTTTTGAAGGGCGGCCTTCATGGCGCTGGTCGTCAACTCCTCACGTTCCGCCTTCGCCTGCGCTCCCGGCGTCTCTGCCTGGTGAAGCGCTGCCGTGGCCTTCGATGCCGCCGTGGCGGCTTGCTCTTTTTCCAGCGCCGCCTGGTGTTCCAGAATGGTGTGCGCCACGCTGTTGGTGCCGGCGATCTGTTTGATCTGGTCGCGGAAGTTTGGCCCGGGCGTGAGCTTTTCAAGATTCTGCGCCAGCTCGGGATGATCCTGCGCCAAGATGTCAATGGCCCCATTCCACTGTGTTGCTGCCCTCGTATCATCCTTGGGGTCCAAACCCTCGATCGTCGTCGTGAGAATCGCCCGGCCGGCCGCGTGATGTTCGGCCTTCCCTTTGATGAGCCCCTGCGCCGTGGTCGCAAGACCCTGAAGTTTTCCGATCACATCTTGCCCGATGTTGGGCGATACGCCCGCTTCCCAGATCGGCGTGTAGTCCTGCTGCTTTACAATGCGCTCGCGCTTGGCGGGGTCCGCAAGGACCTGCTGGACCTTGTTATAAGAATCGAGATCGCGGTTACGCTGTTGCGTCTCCGCTTTCATCTTTTCGATTTCCTGCTGCCGGTAGGCCATCTGCGCCATCTGCCCACGGATCTGCATGATGCCGGCTATGGTCTCCAGTGGCGACGACGGCTGAGGCACCTGAACCTGCAACGGGATGGAGGGATTGAGGCCCATAGATTAGCCCGGCAAAGCTGCTGTGGGACCCCCGGCTGATGTAGGTCCACCGGCTGACTGCAACAGCCGTTGCAAAAGCAGCGCTTGTGAAATTGCGTTAGTCCCGCCCGTGATTCCGCTCGTGAGCGCATTCGCCCCGCCGACAGTGCCGGCCGCGCGCGCGTTGCCGATGGCCTGCATGATGGCCCCGATGTTCGATCCGGTGAACGTGGCGGCGTTGGCGCCAAGCTGGGCCGGCGCAAACGCCTGGCCAAACTCCTGCTGATTCTTCGCCAGATTCATGCCATAGCCGGAGAGGTTCGCGCGGTAACCCTACAGCCCGGACTGGTACGTCTGCATCGCGTTTTGAAACATCTGCTGATAGGTGTTCTCGGCCAGGTTCTGATTAAAGCCAGACAGAGCACGCATGGTCCCGCCCGAGATGTTTCCCCCGGCCGCTGCGGCTCCCGAGAGGATGCCCTTCTCGCCCTGCTCCCGTGCGAATTGGTAGCCTGGGAAGTTCTGCAACTCTTCTTTCGTCGGCGGCGTGAAAGTTCCCGTGAATTTCGGCGCTGCTTCGTTCGAGCCAGCGCCGAACTTCCCGGAGTTCAGCAAGTCCATGATGTTGCCGATGGAAGTGGACCCGGCGCCCAGGTAGGGGCCCATGATCTGCTTGATGTAGTCGATGGCCTCCTGGCCGCCTTGGACCTGCTGGCCTGCGGCCGTCCCCGCCGCATGGCGGCCCGCGATGCCGCCGAAGATCGAGCTTCCGGCGCTGAACAGTCCAGCAGTCAGAAGTCCGCCGAAAGGCACTACGCTACCCTCCAGGGGTAACCCATGATCCGCATGTCGAGCGGCCTTCCATCGCGCCGCGCGACGCCGTACAGGTAGCCCTCCTGTTTGAAACCGAGTTGCACAAGGAAGTTGAGCACCGGCGCATTGTCGGCGAAGATGCCGGCCAAAAACTTCTTGACGCCGTTGCGCTTCAATATCTCCATGACGCTCCGCACCGCGCTCGTCCCCAGTCCTTTGCCGCGCCACTCCGGAGCGATCACGATTCCCCGGAATGTCGCCAGAATCGGCGACGATCTTTCGACGCCGATGTAGCCCACGGCCCCGCTCTCGCCGAAGATGGTCCAGTCAGCCACCCGGTCCCGCCGCGCCTCCAGGTCCTTCAAAAACTCCTCCAGCGTCCGAGCGCCGTAATCGTCGAATTGCGCCGTGCGCGGTTCATTGAGCCATGCCCACAGCTTTTGTATGTCGGCCTGAATAAGCCCCGGCGCCACCGATCCGCCGCCAAGTTGTCGGGTGAAGGTTGCTGTGGCGCTCGTCACTTCAGCAACCCCCGGACGGCTTCAGCGCCGTGCATCAGCATGGTCAGAAACCCGAGCACACCCCCGACCGCCCATACGATGCGCTCCATTTTGCTGACGCGGTTGTTTAACAGTTCAAGCTCTCCTGGTTGCCCATTGCCGAACAGGTGCGAATCCATCCTGTTCACGGTCACTTCTAAAGCCCTGATGCGTTCGGAGCAGGCAGCTATGGCCGCATCGCTCATCAGTAGGGTACCCCCGTCAACAGCGTTGTCAAGCTCGATTGTCCCGAGCCGCCCGGTCCGCCCCGGCCGCCTTGAAAATCGTTTCTCAGGCGCGGCGGGTTCGCGTTCACCGCCTGAAGTCTGGCGCGGAAATGCTTCGCTTTGCCGGCGAGATACTGATGGCTGACCTTGTGCGGCGCGAGATCGTGGGTCACCAACGGCCACAGCCGCTCCGCCAAACTATACACCGTCGCATCCTGGTAGCCGGGCGGAAAAGCGACCGTGGTTCCCAAGGCCGCTGGCGGCGCCAACGCTCCCCAGGTGTAGAGTTCGATCGAATTGCCGTTGATCGGCGGCCAAAACCAGATCACGCCGCTTGGAAACTGCGGATCGTAGGCGAAGGCGCGGGTTACATTGGTCGCCGTGAACTGCACGACGGCAATGCTCGTCCATTCTTCCATGGTCATCTGAGCGAGCGGAATTCTGGCCGGCGTGAGCGGCGCAACGCTGGTCAGGTAGAGGTTCGCCCGTGCGATGTGCTCCGGCCGGGGCCCAACAAAATCAAAGGCATTCGGCGCCGGCCCGATCAAATATCCGGTGCCACCGAAAGTCTGATTGTTGCCGGTTTTGCCGTGGCCTGGGGCCGTCACCGGATAAACGAAATCCGGCTCGGAGTACTGCATAGTGCGTTCGGCGTTCCAGCCGTCGAACAGTGAACACCATTCGGTGATCCCTTCCGCCAACAGCTCGGGCTGTGGCACGTAGCCGGGCCGCATTTGGCCACACTTCCGCAACGCCTGTGCGATCCAGTCCTGCGCGATGGCCAAGTGCGCTCACTCCTTTTTGCTGCTCAATCGAAGCACCGCGAGCAACGCGGTGAAAGACCCGAAGGTTATATCGTCGGCCTTCGGCACACCCATACGCTGCATTGCCACTCCCAGAAGCATGAGCGTCACCAGCACGGCGATGTGTCCCCCCATGCAGTCAAGCGATTCCAGAAACGCTTTCCACATCGTCTCAACCTTGCGGCGCCGGAGCCGCCGGCTGTGGGTTCGCCGGAGGCGGTAGCATCCGGTTCGTCGCGTTCAACTGCCGGATGCGTCCCTCCGCCTTCTGGCCGAGAGCGGTTACGAGCTGCGCCACTTCAGCCGCCACCGCCACTCCAAATCTCGGAAGCAGCCGGAAGGCCAGCGCGTAGTTTATCGCGTCAAGGTAACCAAACGGGACCACGAGGTTTCCGGCAAGGGTCCACGCCGTGAACGGCACCCCGGTTTCGAGCTCCAGCTTCGTTGCGGTCGGCACCGTAGGGACCGGCCAGAGGTAAATCAGAGAGCGGCCGGTGGCGTCGGGATTGTTGTCGTGATAGACCTCCTCGGGCGCACTCGCAGAAGCCGCAAGATCCTGGTGAGCGTAGTACCGCTCGGCAGGGACAACGTCGATGGGGCTCCGGTTCGTGCCCGCCCCCACGGTCGCTACGCTGAACGCGCGGAAAATCCTGGTCGGCCGCGGCGTCATTGCGAAGACCGCACCGGGCCCGATGGTGTAGCTCGGCGTCGCGGCCACCAGAATGAACTGAGTGGAAATTTCGGAGTAGATCAACCCCTCGTCGATCTGCCAGGCGTCCCACATCGCGTTGAGCTCCGCCAGCGAGTCGTTGCTGTCGGAAACGCTGGGAGTGCCGCCCTGTTCGAGTAACCCCAGGGCCGTGAGTGCGCTGTTGACGATGGCTTGACCTGTGGGCAAGAGCAGCTCCGGTTATGTGAAGGTGATCTGGATTTGCGCCACCACGAACCAGAGGCCGTTGAACGCTATCAGCGTGAGGCTCGCGCCGGCGTTTGCCGCAAACGTGGCGACGGTCACATTGGCGCTGCCGGTCTGGAGCAACGCCGTAGCCGTCAGAGTGTGGCCGTTGGCGGTAGTTGAAATGAGCCTGATGCAAACCCCGTCATCGAGTCCCACCCGTGGCGCCGCGAGGGTCAGGGCGGCCACCCCTGCCTTCGTGATCAGGTAGGTCCCCCCCTTGGTTGGATCGAGTGCGCCGTTGACCGCTTGTTGAATCAGCAGGCCGCCCGCAATTTGTGCCAGCGTTTCCGGCTTGAGAGCTCCACCACCAGGTTGAATCGACATCGGGGTTAACTCCTTTCGGACGCCTTCTCTTTCTTTTTCTCCACGCCTTCGAGGCGCGCATTCATCTTTTGCACCAGGTCCGTCAGCGCCGCGATTTCTCCGTCCTTCTGGGTAAGGGCTTTCTGCACCGCCACTTTTTCCGCCTTAGGGTCGCCAAGGGCTACCTGCGGTTTGGGATACGGTTCGAGCCGATAACCGTGCTCCCTGGCATCCTTCAATTCGTCCGCATCGAGCACAATCAGGTCCCGACCGTCCGCATGATAGGTATGCTTCGGCCACGGCTGATGCACGTAGGCCGGCCGTGGCTCATCCTTGTCAACAGGCCCGCCTGTGACGGTTCGGACCCCGCTGATATTGAGCAGCGCCGCACTTACCTCTTCATGGTGCTTGCGAAATTTCGTGATCGATTCCTTGAGGCCGCCCATTCCGTCGCCGGCCATCCCGGCGACCATTACGTTGCTGGTGCTCATCGCCCCACCTCCTTGTACCCGTTATGCTCAGCCAGGATTTGCTCGTGGACATTGTTCACGACTTGCCGGCTCCGGCCGTCCGGCCTCGCCATGTTTTTCGGGAATTGCTCCCCAGTCCCTTGCCCACCATGGTGGTCGGTCATCTTGCCCAGCGCCGGGTCAAGCCCCAACATCGCCGGATCGTGCTGAAGATCCGGCTGTGTCGGTATCGGCGGACTTGCTGCGGCCGGCGCGGCTGCGGCCGTGGCCGGAAACCCCTTCGAAAGCTTCTGCTTCTGCGCCATTCCCTTGCCTACCTTTCGTTGTAAGTGTAGTGCACCAGCATCCCAGGCGTGTTCACCACCTGAGCGGCTGCCGCCGATTGGTTGAAGTTCAGCGAGATGATGAGCGCCACGCGATCAGTCACTAGGTTGATCGGAGTCGCCGGCGTCAGGCGGGAAAGTTTGAAAGCACCCGCAGTCGTCGCCGCCATGTTCCCGGTGCTCGAGGATTGAGTCACCGCTCCGCCCACGGCAACCGGGGTCACCGTCGAGGCGGTTTGGGTCGCGCCCGGCGCCGGAAAAGTCACGGTGGCGAACGCGCCGCCGGAAATGCTGGTCAGGGTGGTGGTCGCCACCCCGTACAGCACGTCCACGCTCGTCACCGTGATGCCCTTCCCGAGCAGCCCGCCTCCGAAGATGCCCGGATGGAACCAACAGGAGAGCGTGTTTACGCTCGCACCCGCGGCGGTGGTCTTGATCTGGTTCGCAGGAACGAAGGACGCTCCGAGGTCCAGAAGACCCTGAAGGTTGGGACCCCCGGTCGCCACCGCAACTTGAGCGTCGTAGGTTCCTGTAGTCCCCCAGGCGCAATTCCCCGGGCCGATCATGGCGGTTTGCTCGTACACCAGCGGCGTCCACACACCGTTAGCGAATTCCGAGCCGGCAGCTTCGCATACTTCGATGGCGAAGGGGTCCGGGTTGCCCACATAGATCACCGGGCGGGTCAGGGGGAAGGTCGCCGTCGAGGTGCACGGCCCATACTGCGGCTGGGTATTGCCGTAGCGGAAGCCGGAGTCGATGCCGGTCGCCAGGTATTGGTCGATCCAAACGGTTTGGGCGTTGGCGTGGCGCTGCACGGTGGTTCCCTGCTGGCCACGGATCACGGTAACGCAGAGCGGCGCGAGCGCCGAGTTGGTGGCGTTGGTCCCGGTGACCTGCATGTATTCGAGATCGACGTACAGGCCGCCGAAGTTGCCGGCGCCCTGAAGGATGCTCGACACCGACGCCAGGCAGACAGTCGAATTCTGCACGTTGGCGGTCAGCGCCGCCGTGAGGGTGGTCGAGGGAATGGCGGTCTGGGCGGATAGTGTCGGGACCCGGAACGCCAGCAAGACGGCCAGTAGAGCCGCGATCGAGAGTTGTTTCGTGAAGGTTCTCATGGTGGTCTCCTTACCCATAAATCACGCACGCCATGTGGTCGGCGTACTGGGCCGCGAATCCGTAAATCGCATCCATGCGCTCGGTTTCGTACCCGGCGTAGGGTCCCGAGCTTTGCCACTGGCGAATCGAGCGAATGTAAATGCCCGGAGTCCCGCTCTCTTCGCCTCCCATCACAACACACTGGACATTATCGGGCTTGTGGAGCTTGATGAACGCCGCAGTGTAGGCTTCCTTCGCAAACGCAAACGCGGTGTTGTAAGTCTGGCCGGTGGTGGTGGCCATGGTGATCACGGCGCCATCGGCCGGCGAAGCCGAACAGTTTTGAAACTGCCCCGAAGGAATCAGCGGCGGATAAAACTGGATCGTCATGGCGCCGGCGGCATCGACCGCGGCGGCGGTGACCACAACCTGAAACAGATTCGCAGCCCCGGTATAGGTGCCGTGCAGTCCAGACGGGTTGACTTTCTGCACGCCGGCGAAGGTCAGCCGGTCGCCGACCACCAAAGAGCCGGCAGTCCAGGTTTTTGTGAGGATCGAGCTTCCGGTTTGTCCGGCGCCATCGACCACGCCTACCACGGTGAACGTCCCGCCGACGCCTCCCGGCATCTGCTCGTCGCCCAGAAAATCGAAATCGGCGTAACGTCCCACCCGGCCGGTGAGGTACTGCTTG